GGAGTGAACAAACAGAGGAATAGGTATATATATAGTATGATAATGTAATTACATATATGCTTTTCAATTTTTTCGATCTATGAAATCATACATTAAATCATCTGATTGAAGTGTTTGTTCATCAAAATAAGTTCTTGGTATGAATTTATATTCGATTTTTTTAGTGTTATTTGCGACTTTTAGTTTTTGTTCATAAATGCCAGCCACAATCATTATAGATCCAACTAATACTAAAATCATGATTAAAGCTTTCATTTCTTTCGCCGGTTCTCTTTATTCTCTTTCTTTTTTTTCTTCTCGTTTTCCTTTTCAACAATTTCATATGTATTATAATGTTTATTAAGCATTTCGTAGGTCATTTTATTACTATCATCTTCATTAGTTTTTCCAGTCATCATGGATCTTCTTATTTCCAGAAGATTTTTAATAAACTGGATGTCAGCTTCTGGATCTGCGGCTGTTTTAAAAACATGAGGTATTTTTAAAAATAGTTCTGGCATTTTATGAGACCATGCCATACATTTTTCATGTGGATTCGCATATGATGTGGTGTCATTTTTAATTTTCTGAAAAATATCTAAAAAAACTGAATCTTCAATCTCCATGATTTCTATTTTTTGTACATGTCTATAAAAAAATGACTAGTTCTTCTTTCTGGATGCGTAGCACAGTGTTAATTATTATGATAGCTTTGATTATTCTTCTCATTGTTAAATGTTCAAACAGGGGAACTTCTTCACCTAGACAAGAAGAAGCTTTTGGTGATGATGGTGTGAATTACAGTAGCATGGATTCTATAATAAAACCTGATGTTACTGATGAAGAAACTCTTGTATTAGGAACTCCAAATGCAAAAGAAGAACGTTCTGGAGTGACAAATGCATTCCCGATGTCTCCAGAACTCAAATCAGCGTATGCAAGAAGTACCGAAAATGTAAAAATTGCAGAAGCAGATGAAATTAAACCTTATGGAGCAGATGATATGAATATGGATGATTTTGCTAATATATCTGACATGACATCTACTGAACATAAGGTCCCCGAAAATCCTTTTCCTAGTGACATGGTAATGCCTGAAGATTTACTTCCACAGGATGCTGCTAACTCACCATTCTCACAAATGAATCCACCCGTTGATGGTTCTATCATGGATCAAAACTTTTTGCAATCAGGTGTGAACATTGGAATTGACACTAAAGGAAGTACGATGAAAAATCCTAACTATTCTCTTCGAAGTGACTATCCAGTGACAAAACTCTCCGGAATTCCATGGAACAATACAGAAAGAGATCAAGATCTTAATAGGAAATTTTTTGAGATTGGTGCTTGTTAAGCCAGTAATATGCTAATTTAGGACTAGGATACAGACATTTCTCTGTTTTGTCAAAAATAAAACACGATTTGTCAGAGACGTAAAAAATCTCAAAAAAGGGATCATCATATTTCTTTCCAGGAGTCCAGTTAGAGTGACCTATAATTTCTGTTATTAAATCCATTAATTTTAGTGTTTTTACATTTAGATTGACATAAACATTTACAGATTTTACGTGTTTAAATGCGAGATGAAATTCTCACTTCTTGACGATCCGGAAATAAATCTTTTTTTGGGAGGAGGGACTCCAGCTGACCTTCTGAAACTTAAACTAATGAGATTTTATTCAAAAAAGGAAAATATAATTCCATTGAAAACAATTGTGTCCCAGAAACACAGAATATCATTGAGATTAATAGATTCATTTGTTACAAATTACAGTAAACATCACAATATCATTATTCCTAATATTATGAAAGGTTGTAAAGAAGGATTTCCCATTAATAACAATTACAAACAACAATTACAATCATTTGGAAAAGTCATGTTTGATCCCTTCCGCCGGGAACACAAAATAACTTTTGTGTATGGAGAAGGTCCAGATGACTTTTTAGAAACATCATTAGGACAAATGAATATATTTAAATGGCTTATTGAATACAGAATATTAGATTTTATGGAAGCCAATCTGGAAAAAATAGAAGTTGCTATGAATGGTCCAAAAGAACAACCTTTTCAAAAAGTATCTTTTAAATTACCACCATGTATACAGAGTTCTAAAGAACCTCGAATTATACGTTTCGAGTGAATACAAAATACTTATATAGGAAAGACAACTCTTTTTCAGCAGGGGTCATACTCAAAGCTTCTTGAGCTGCCCACGTTTGATTTCCAGTACTGTTCTTTTTCAAATTATTAAATATTTCTTCAAAACTTTGTTGTCCTTTCATTCCTAGTTCATTCTCTTGTTCAGGGGTCAACAAATGGATGTTTTTTGAAGCCATATATGCTACCAACAAATCAAAACTAACCATGTATTCTGAAAGCTCTTTTCCAATACTTGCTATATTGAATTCTAATTTATAACCAACACTGTGACTGTTGTTAAAAGATTTTTTATATTTTTTCTCCATAGACCACACTCTTTCAGGTCCTATAAAACCTTCATATTTTGTTTTTTTCTGAAACATGGAATCTATTTTAATGGCATCTAAACAGGTACCAATGAAATAGCCTCCAGGAGCCAGCATTTGGTCAACATTATTAACAAAGTTTAGAAGTGTGGTCTTGTTTTGGAAGAAATAGTGAATTGCAAACTGACAGCTGATTAAATCAAATGATTTTGGCTGCATCATTTTATAGTATCTTTGCATCTTGTAAGACAGATTACGCTTGTCTCCAGTACCCCACAATATCTTCTTGAGATCTTTTTCTGGATCCTGATCAATTTGCTCATTAATAGGTAGACCACCATCCATTTTCAAAAACACATACCGGTAGTCCCTAGGTATCTTGTTTTCTGACAAACGTTTGATAGCACCTTCTTCTTTGTTATACAAGTTATGTGCTGTAACATCTATGCCAATCATGTCAGTTGCCCCAATTTTTACATACTTAAGTATGTCACCTCCTTGACCACATGCTATGTCTAACACTGATTTGACTTTACCCTTGAACTTATAAATGAGAGCACTTCTCTTAACAAATTTATTGTGAAAAGTTGTTAAAGATTTAATCAGGTTACCCTTAAAACCATCATTATTGTGACGATAGTAGTAAATATCCTCAACATCATCCTGAATTTGCATATCTTTTTGATCATTATTTGTTTTTTCCTGATCTCTGATCTTCTCTAATGGAATAGGACGCATGGTGGTTATCCAAGAAGACATCACTGACCCAATGTCATTTGGTTCAGTTTTATCAATACGCTCTTTCAAAGTAATCCATTTCGTGTCCTTAAAAATACATTCCATAATCTTTCCATGTAAAGATGGAAGGCTTTCTTCTACCCACACCAAAGAAGTATCCTCTTGAGGAAGTACAGGAAAAGGATGCATTGTTTCTGGTTCAAATGCTTTGAGACCATAATTTCTGTTCCCTGTTGAATTTTCTAGATAATCTAACATATTTTCAAATTCTTGCATTCTACTTCCACACATAAGCTTGTATCTTTTGTAGTTTTTGAAATCACGGGTAATGGTATCATGATAATGTAATTTAAAATCCATTGAGTTATGAGAAGGAGGTTTCCATTTGAGTAAGCGATCCCATTTTTTAGAAAAATCTTTCTTCAGAGGCAGTCCATCATCCCAAGGAGTGAATATAACTCCATCCGAAGGTATGTTGTTAATTTTCAACATATTCATAATTCGATTGATACCGTTCTTATCAGCTGTTTCAAAAACCTTGACTTCTACCAATCCCTCTGTAATTTTCTCTAGTCTTTTTGCGGCTAGTAGACGAGTACTCAGATCATGATCAGTGTGAAAGGGTTTTTTGGCAAAGAAATAGGTATCAAACACCATAAGTTTGTGACCAGACATTTTCTCCACATCAAATAGAGATTCAGCAGCCTCCAAATATTCACCTCCTTTTAGCCTTTCAACTTGAAACTTTTGATTTATCAGGTAAGGAACACCTCTACGGTTAAAAAACAGCAACCTACGTTCTCCATCTGCCTTAATAGTAGCACTATAATTTTCTCCTACTTGGGTCACATGCTTGTGTTCAAAAGTCACAGGCTGAGGACCAACAAAAGTAGGTGTAATTCCTCCAATTAAGTTCATATACTCTGAAAATACTTGTTTTTGTTGATAAATAGGCAACATGTCTTCTTGATTATAAATGTAACCCAATAGTTGATGGGATTTTTCCATGATCAACTCTATCATTTTTTCATCATTATCATCTGTTTCAGAAGCTAGAAAAATCTCAATTTCATACTCAAAATGCATCTCATTTAGACCTGTTTTTACCACTGTAAAATCATACCGAAGGGGTTCATCAAATATGCTATATCTTTGTTTGTATCTATAAGACAGAGCTGATTCTCTGGAGATTCTATCCACTGAAGTTCGATCTTCTTTGCTCAATACCACACTCATGTTATAGTCTCGTATAGGAACACGTTTAAGAACAAGTTTTTTAATGGATTCTGCATTGGTACCTGCATCACTAACAATTTTATCCAAAGGAACCTGTTCTTGAAAGGCTTTCAAAGCATCATCTCCCGTAAGACGGATTCTGTATTTTTCATCTTTGCTATTTGTGTTTACAATGTCCAGTGATTTAGGATCCTTTGTAATACCTTTAAATTTAGACAATACTCTCTGAAAAGCTGCTCGATCTTTATAAACAGGATTAGGTAATTGTAATCTAATTTCTAATTCGGCATTTGCTTCTTGTCTAGCGCTTTGAAAAAGATCACGGAGCTCAATCTCTTCGGTCAACATTATTTTCTGATTTTGATTTATTGAATAACTCTTTCACTTTTTCATATATAGTAATTCGTTTTTCCATAGATTTATTATCAAAAATAAAAGCTTTATATTTCCTTAAAGTTGGAAAATCTTCAGGTATATTGTTTTCATTACAAATAGAATTTGCTAATTTAATATATTCATCATTTTTATCAAAAATAGGTTGAATTGCATTAGTTGATTCATCAATTATATAACATTTTTGAGCATTTGATTCAATATCTTTATTTTCTTCAGGTACTTTAACATGAATCGTATGGACACGTTTCCCCTCACGTGAGTTAATAACTACTAAATGTTCAATATTACAAACTTGACAAAGATGAGTCAATGCATCTGATCCGTATTTAAACAAAATAAAATTAGAAGAATTCATAATGGAATTGATTTCATCATGTACTTTGTTTTTATTTGTCAAATCACTTGCTGCATTGATGATTTTGTTTCGAAGTAAAAAATCATTACAACTCACAGGATCATGACATCTCATAAAAAATGCACTTATTGAGTCATTTTTTTGATCATGATCGTCAATCTTATTTATGAAAGAGGTATCATTTTTACTTAAAACTTTTTGAGTCCAAATATCATCTACAGGTGCATATGGAACGTCGCCTCTTTTATTCTTTAGTGTAGACAAAACGTTCGTTTTCAAGACCTCTGGAAAAATAGATACCATTTTCAAACAAATAAACTATGTTCTTTTATACGATCTTGGAAAAAATTGAAAGATTGAGTAAATCACAACAGCAACAACTTTATGACTTTATAGTTGATGTGATAAAAATACCTTATGTCAAAGTCAGCGATGGTATTGAAATTCTGATCAAAGATGTAGATCAATGTAAAATTAAAGAACTTGAAAAAGTAATAGATGATTTATTGGATAATTCTCCTGGAACCAATCTAAATCAAGAAAAACATGAAGAGAATGAAAATGAAAATGAAAATGAGCCTGTTAATATCTCACTTAGTGTATTAAGAGACAAGATATACGATTTGTCTTACATTGAACATGAAGAGATATTGAAATTTTTATCTTCTAAATACGTGTCTTATTCGCAAAACAATAACGGTTATTTTGTTTGTCTTAACTCATTGGAACCACGTACTCTAAAAGAACTAGATGCATTGACAAATTTTTATTTAGAGAATAAGGCCATACTGAACCAACGTAATATTCAGATGCAAAAAGTCAATAAAAAAGAAAACTCAAATACACTTAACCAAAAAGAAAATAATATTGCCAATAAAGATTTATCTTTTATTGATGATTTATCTTTTTCTCGTAAACTTATCCCTAATAAAAATACAAAAAGTACTAAACTATCAACATTAAATGAGCAACGTCAACAAAGACGTTCCGCACAACTAAATGCAGCATCAGAACATGCTGCTCAATTGGGATCTAATGGCGCGCCATTAGATCAAGTAAAATTAGAAGTTCAAAAATACATCAATTTAAAAAAGAGATACATGCGACCTTGGCCAATATCACGTTATGATGAAATTGATGAAAATGATGAGATCATTTTTGACAATGAAGAGTAATCCATCCTAGGAATCAATGGCACACACTCTGAAACATGGTTTTTAAGATAACTCAAAACTGGAAAATTACTTGGATAAAAATGTGTAAACATTTTAATAATATCTTTGTAGTTATGAAATGTTTTACATAGATAATGTGCAGGAAGTACAGCTAACATCTGTATTTTAGGATCAACTGTAAAAAGAGAAGATTGAATAGATGTAGAGCTATTTACTGAAAGAGGTCCTCTTTTTGCTAGGTCAAATAATGTTGGAGCATAACTGTATTTATATGACCACCAAGGGTCTACCTCTTGTGTCATGTGATATCGCATACTCCATTGTACTCCTTCTAAATAATTGTAACAAATATCATCTATTTTATCAGTAGGTTGAAATAGATATGAATAATACCGTTGACGCCATCCTTGTTCGGACGGTTTAATAACATCAGGAAATTTAGATGCCTCAGTTTTTCGTGCATAATAATTTTTGTCAGATTCAATCATACCTTGATCTTCATAATCTGTCAATATATCTATAATGTTTAAATAGAATTCCATATTAACTTTGCCATAATTTTCAACTAATAAGTGAATATTTTTAGTTTTTGATACTTCTCTGTAAGATTTGAAAATAATATCCATACTATTTTCACATACTGGAAGGGATGTTATACCAGGAATAAAATCATTTCCCATTAAACTACATAAACATACATACTCTTTCATTCCTTCATCTATCGAAATATCTGGACGTCCAATAGATTTCCATACAACTTTTTTTAGGCGATTAATATCAATTAAAAAATACTCACCCGGAGTTTGACTATTAGGACGTAAAACTGTAATATCTGCTTTTGGACATAAAAGACTTAACATATGAAGATCTGCATCCAATCCATACACTACAGACTTTTCTGGTAATGTACAAGCCTTAATTCTTTTAAATATTTTTTGTTCACCTTCCCCTTTTTCATCAGAATCAGAGATTTCAATATTAGAACCCATACCTTTCAAATTTACATTTAGTTTTGACATGAAAGGGGTACCAGGTGTCACACAATTTGAGTCCCAAGAATATTCATCAGAAGGATCTTGATCTTGGTTCCTATTAGACATAAACCTCCTTTGTCTCTGTTGTACCATCTTGGAGAAAGGAGGAACTCCATCTACAGAAATAAATACACCTTTTCTCGGCTGGACATAGGAGATTATTTTGTGTACATATTCACAAGATGCTTTTATAATCACATCCTCTCCTCCGTTCACATGTTCATGAGCACAATTGTGTACTATGCAATTGAAATCAAAATACAGTGTATCACATGGTGTACAAGGCTTATTATTTGAATGATACAATTTTTTCACCACATCTCTGTGATTATTTTTCAAATACTTAAAGTATAAAGGAATTCCCATGTTTTAACTTTTTACAAAGCTAAAATGTTAGTACTCTTTTTTTGATTTTTAATACAATCTTTGTCTATCTTATTTCTCATAAATATAGATTTCCTGACATCATCACTTAAGTGCATGCTTTCCATTCTTCTTTGAATCTCTTTCTGAGATAAGGGTTCCATGACTTTATTCTTTTTATAATGAATGTAATGTCCATTTCCTAGATACAGTTCTTCATGATTGTATTTACGCATAAATTCAAGAATAAATTCATTCAATGTTTTCTTACGTGTGTTATATTCTTTTGTTTGACGACGTAAATCCGTGAGAGCATCATCAACAGCAATATAGGCTTCAGCCACTTTCTTCAATTGTTCCAATTCAGACACTGTGGGTTCTGGTGTCAACATCCTCTCTTTTGACATAGAAAGAAGAGTTTAATGTCTGTATATGTTTTCTCAGAAAATCAAGAAGGTATCTTTGGAGATTCCACTAACAAAGTAGTACGCTTGGGGCCAGATGGAGCTAAATATCCAATACGTGTACATATGGATCATGTAGATATTGGTCCCAAATCTTTTTACTTCAATGAACAGGGGCAAATGGTAGATAATTCAGGAATACCAGTCTTTAACCAAGAAACAGAAGAAACAGAAGCGAGAAAAGAAAAAAAAATTGGTAACAATTACACAATCGTTAATTTGTCGGATGATTCATTCAATATTGTTAGAGGAAATGATTGGAAAACCGGTTATAGGGTATTTGATCTAGATGCTATCGGAAACACTTACTTACATAGCTCGCGTTTAGATATGTCTGGTCTTATTGGATTAGGTTCTCATCTTGAATTGCAACACTATCAAAATCAAGATGGTTTTCAGATAACTAATGGAACAAATCCTTTGATTCAATTAGATGAGCGAGGAAAACTTGGATTTCCTTCCGTGCAATCAGACCGTATGGATCGTATAGATGCTCAATTCAGAGACAGTCTAGGTCAAAAAGACCAGTTTACAGTTTATTACGGAGATTATGGAGATCATGGGTATTCCATGGAAAAAAACGTATTGGGAGACCTCATATGGAGTAGAGGTAAAAACAAAGAATTAAAACCCGTCCTAAAACTTACACAAACAGGAGATGTAAGATTAACAAATGATGTCTATAGTCTGGACAATACTTACGTTTATAAAAAACATTTGCTCACAGACTCATCCAAAGTGCTCTGTATATTAGGAAAAACAGATGATCATATTATAGGACGTTTGGAAGGACAAAAATCACAAATGGATATTCGTATTTCACCCAAAGCAGGACTATTAGATCTACAAATCCATCATACATTTTCAGCTTCATCTTCTTATCTACTTACCTGTCAGAAAAAACAAAGTCCTGACGTGTCATATTATGCCATATATTCAGATACACTCTTTAAAAATGAAGAATTCAATTTTACAGGTAATTGTACATCAGAATATCCATACTTTGTCGAAGTTAGTGATTATGATTTGAATAGTGAAACCGTAAGTAATAATACATCTGTCTTACAGAATGCTGATACTTACATGAGACATGGAAGATTGGCTATAAACTCTTCTTATCCCATTCAAGACTCTAATTCTTTAGAAGTACAAGGAGATACTTTAATCTATGGGAATAATACAGACTTGATATTCAAACACAAAGATTCCGATCAAAACAATGCCATCCTTTTTTGTGGATCAGATTTGTTAGAACAAGAACAAGGACGAAAAGGACAAGTTGCTGCTAGTATACGTTATTGGGATGGTTCCAATTCTCTAGTATTGGAAGCAAACAGAATAGAAGGGAGAGGAGATGTTCATTTTACATCTAATGTAACTGCTTCAAACAGAGTAGCTGTAAGAGATAGTATTCGACCGGCTTATACATGGGATGCATTTGAAGATACAGGTATGTATTATGAAAAAACAAATAACCAAATAAGATGGTGTATAGATGATATAGACACCATGAATTTGAGTTTAACTGACCTCACTCTTCTAAACAACCGTCTTCGAATCGGTGAAAGCGAATTTGATTATGACAAACAATTAGCAACTCTAAATATACAAGGCAATTTATCTAGTTTGTATTCTTGGGCGAGAGACAATTATTTTATGAATTGTTTGTATACAGGAAATGTACGTAACACACTTGATGATGGACAAGGTAATGTTATACTCACTGCACATACTTGTAATTCTGGAGGTGCACTCCTTTCTATAATGAACAACACAGATGGAGGTACACGTCATGGTCTACGTATGATGTCAATAGATAATACAGATTGGGGTATTTATCTAGGTAAAACCACATCTATGGCCGGAATAATAGATGAAAATTCAAGTCAATGGACTTTGAGGAATAGGATTCCAACAGATGCTGCCTTTCTTTGGGAAAAGAGTGATGAAACGGCTCTTTTAAACTTAGAAGCAAATTCTGGAAATTTAAATTTGTTACAAGGAGATGCTTTATTTGAACATGCAGTTTATGGAGGAAGTGCAGGTCGTTGGTTTTCAGGAACCTCTCCTCATGATGATACATTTGTAATGTGGAGTGCCTGTAACAATATGAGTTCAACAAATTATGCTTTGCAACAAAATGTTGATACAAATACTGGTGAAACAAAATTGAATTCTGCTCAGCAAGTGTCACTTAGATATCAAGATATCCCTAAAGTGATAATCAATGAAAACAAAGTAATTAATACTGTGCCCGTAGACATTCAAACAAATCTCAAAATTCTAGGATCAGAAGCAGGTATAGATTTTGATGGTGGTAAAGTAACTTGTTGTAATCAAGTCTTAAAATTGAATGCCAATACAGTTCGAGTTAAAGCAAATGATTTATTTGAAGTAAATACTCCTGTAGTACAATTGTCAGAATCCCTTTACACAGGTAATAATACCTTGGATGACGGAAAAGGAAATGCAGAAATTCAAAGCAGTCTAGATGTGAATGGTCCAAGTACCTTCAGAGATGATATTAACATTGCGTCTGGTGACATGATATATCGAGACTCTTTCTATTTCCCTAAATTTGCATCTAATGATGGAATCATTACAGGTCCTGCATTTTTTCTTATATGTGCAGCTACTGAAAATATATTTGGAAGATTCCGAGATGATAGATCATTTTTAGTAGAAATATGTAACACAGATATGACTACATATACACAAACTCCAAATATTAATTTGATTACATGTGTGTATAACAGTACAAGATACTTGGCTATACATTGGAAAGATCAGAATCTTGTTATTCCCAATAATATATATTTTACAGGGACTTGTTCTGGAGCTTTGAAATTACAATGGGTTACTGAGGTTACAAATGAAGAACCTGCTCTTGGGAACAAACACGACATGTATTTACAAAATGCCAACTTACGTACAGGGTCTGGCAAAGTAGGTATCAATATTAAAAATGAGGTTGATCCCAGAGCTTACCTTGATGTGAATGGGGATGTTGAATTCCGTTCAAATGTATTAACAAGAGGTCATTCAAAACTAGAAGGTGGAGGACTCTACAATGTAATGAGCAATGTAAATGGCGGTGCACAAAAGGGAATACGTATGTTAAACATTGATGATCCAAGATGGGGATTGTACATGTCAACCAATGGAGGATTAAGTATGCGAGAATCTATTCCAGTATCCGGCTATGACTTTGGTACCGATTGGGTACTAAGAACCAGTGCAGCTAAAAATATAAATTCTGGATTTATTTGGGAGAACAGTTCTGAAGAGAGACTTATGTCTCTTAATGCATTTACAGGGAGATTATATGTTCAAGATGAAGTAGCTTCCAAAGGTTATACTTTCAGTGAATATCCTACCACAGGCATGTATAATAATACTAATAATGATTTGATATTTAGAGTAGATGGAAGTGACATGTTATCTTTTCAAAATGATGAAACTTTACATGGTATATTTTATTCGGATATAGAAGTGAAAGAGAATATTTATTTGTCACCTTCTTTGAATACATCAGGTATATGGTCATCCAATGGTATTCAATTTACTTCAAAAGATGGATACCTTCAATTTCACACAGGTAAAAACCCTGAATGGAAAGTCCTCGGCACAGGGGGTCAATCATTATTCGAAATCAATGAATTGAATGCATCTTCTGCCACATTCTCTAATACATTGGATGATGGACTTGGGAATATGGTAATAAAAGGAGAATTAGAAGTAGATAAACAAGTTAAGTTATTAGGAGGTGGTCTCATTTCTATTATGGATGGAGAGGTTGATGGGAGAACTAAAGGTATACGTATGAATACAATTGATGATCCAGCTTGGTCTATTTATTTAGCAGATAGCTCATTAGGAGGAGTGACACCAAATGGCTCAAATCCTATTCGAGGATATGATTTACCTTACAAGGCAATGCGTTTTAGAGCTTCTAATGAAGTTGGACAAGGTTTTGTTTGGGAAAATAATGATGAAACTTTGTCTATGTCTTTGAGTTCTTGGGATTCTTTGTTATATGTTGGGAACAAAGTATTAACTGCTGGTCAAAATGTACCGGGTTTTTCTTTTCATAATGATGAGGGTACAGGTTTGGGAAGTCGTACATCCAATCATCTTTCATTGGAAACAGCTGGACAAGAACATCTAACAGTTATACCTTCAGGTTATGTAGGAATAGGGACTAACGCACCTACTCATCGCTTACATGTAAATGATAGTATGCGTGTAACTGATAGTATATATTTTACAAGTAGTCTGGACACAGAAGGATTGATATCATCTGCTGAACAAGGTACATATTTGGAAGCTACAAATCTAAATTTTAAATTTAAGAATACCGCAAATGATGGACATGCTTGGCAATTTTTGAGCAGTGATACTCGATCGGTTTTATCTTTGTACAATGTGACAAATCGTGTGGAAACACAATGCAATGTACTAGATACAGGTGAGGGAAATATGAGTGTTTTGGTAGATTTCGATGCAGCTCACAAGAACTTCAAGATCAGAGAGACCATCGACTCTTTGAATATGAGTCTGGAAAGCGGAATTCCTTCGATCTCACTCAAAACACACTCTAATGTAGATAGTTTAAATGCAGGTATTTTTTTTCAGAACTCAAATGATGATTATACATGGGCCATGCGACGCCGTTTTGAAGACAGTATTGATTTAACTGAAGATGCTCGTCTGATCTTTAGCGGAGGGGTTCACAAAAGTAATTACACAGACCTCAAAGATGTCCTGACATTGTCAAAACATGGTATTGCAATCAATTCTGATAATACAGGTGGCAATGCTCTATATCTCCGAGGAAACCAATACCTAGATGGAACTCTGACAGCAACAAGTAATGTTCAGTTTCAAGATGAACTCAAAGTATCTAACAAAATAACTACCAATGTATTTGCCACAAATGCTATACAAATCGGGAGCAGTAATGAAAACCTAATCGACACAACCAAAGCGCTTTATGTTGAAGGAAAACAGAAGATTGAGGGGACATTGGAGGTAACTAGTAATGCTGCATTTAACCTAAACATTCTATGCGGTATTGATATGTTTGTCAATAATTCTATCCAAATAGGCGGTCCGGAATATGCATTATTGGATAGTAGTAAGGCATTTTATGTTGTAGGAGATCAGTATATAGACGGGACATTGGAAGTGACCAGTAATGTTCAGTTTGATGATGAGCTCAGAGTATCCAACAAAATAATTACAAGCAATGTATTTGCCACAAATGCCATACAAATCGGGAGCAGTGATATCTTAATCGACTCTACCAAAGCGCTTTATGTAGAAGGAAATCAGAAAATAGAGGGGACATTAGATGTGACAGAAAATTCCACTTTTAACAATATTACATGCGAGAGTATTCTATTTGTAAAAAATGCAGCACAGATTGGTTATGATGGTGTGCTCTTTGACTCTACCAAGTCTCTGTATGTTCTAGGAAATCAGATGACAAATGGGACATTGGATGTAGCCGGGGATTTTAGAAACACTGCCACATCTTACATTGAAGGTTTACAAGTCTCTTATGTTGCAACCTTTTCAAATAATGTGACTATGTTAGAAAACTTGGTGGTAACATCAAATGTATCTTCTATCATAGGAGGTACTTTTCAACAACCCGGATATTCTTTAGGTTCTTCAAAGAGCTCAGGGATATTTGGTAATGATGATATTCTGGGTATCAGTGTAGGAGGTGTTCAATATGTGACATTGGGTAATAATGGGAATTTTGGGATAGGAACTTCTAATCCTGCAGATACATTGGATGTTGCAGGTAATTCTCATCTGCGCGGGACATTGGACATGCATGACAATGACATAATCAATGTCAAAAATTTAGAGACAGTAAATGTATCTTCTATAGGAGGAGAATTTGACAATCAACCTGCATATAGTGTAGGGTCTGCAAAAAACACGGGGATGTACGGCAATGATATATATTTGGCATTGAGTGTAGAAGGAACTATAAATTTATTATTAAATGAGAATGCGACTGCTGTACAAAATGATTTCAATGTATATGGATTAACATCTATGCAATCGAACTTGAACATGAATAATAATGAAATTTTCAATTGCCGTTACGTGAAATCAGATTTTGGATCATTTAACAGTAATCTATTTGTAAAAAATGCAGCACAGATTGGTAATTCTGGTGATGTGCTCATTGACTCTACCAAGTCTCTGTATGTTCAAGGAAATCAGAAGATAGATGGGACATTGGATGTAACCGGGGATTTTAGAAACAATGGCACATCTTACATTGAAGGTTTACAAGTCTCTGATGTTGCAACCTTTTCAAATAATGTTACTATGTTAGAAAACTTGGTGGTAACATCAAATGTATCTTCTATCATAGGAGGTACTTTTCAACAACCCGGATATTCTTTAGGTTCTTTTAAGACCTCAGGGATATTTGGTAATGATGGTATTCTGGGTATCAGTGTAGGAGGTGTTCAATATGTGACATTGGCTAATAATGGGAATTTTGGGATAGGAACTTCTTATCCTGCAGATACATTGGATGTTGCAGGTAATTCTCATCTGCGCGGGACATTGGACATGCATGGCAATGACATAATCAATGCATCTATATCTATGCCACCACCTTTTTATAAGGGATCTAATTACAGAAACGATTATTTTCCTGTAGGATCATATTTGCTTGTACGCACAAGTACATGGAGTAATGTGTCTCTAAACCAGATTGTTAATATTGGACAAAATTCGGAGAATGATAGGTTATATTTTCTTACGTCTATTTATGATACTAGTGATACACTTAATGGAACTTGGGCATCAAGAGGACAAGATGATCGCGAAAGAGCGTTGTTTTTATGTCAAAGAATCGCTTAGTAATAATAAAACATGATCTTGGAATCTGCCAAAGATCCGGTTTGGGCAGATACGCAACATAAAAGGATCAAACTTTTCTGTAAATTTAAAGAATTTGATGAATTTTTTGATTTTATGGCATCTGAAGAGGATTGTGAAAAGCATGGGCGTGATATATGCAAAAGAGCAAAAGCCGGAGAATTTGGAGAAGTTCGAGAATTTCAGCCGGTTTCACAAGATGTTATTAAAAAAGACCTTGAAAATCAGGTAAAAAATATACGAGACGACCTCTTGTCTCAAACGGATTGGACACAGTTATCAGATGTTGAGCTTTCGGACCAAGCCAAAGACGAATGGAAACTATTCCGAAAACAGGTCCGCGAAATAAAGAAACAACCTAAATACCCTTATGATGTAACTTACCCAACTGTCCCTTTTGAAGATGCTAAGATAAAATCAATTCTTGAATCGAGAAAGAAATTGATTTAAGGTTAAACAATTGATAATTAATTAGGTTTGAAAATGTCTGACGAACTCAAGACACATATTATCCATCTTCTCCAAGATTTCCTGACTCTTGAAATCGGAAAATCAATAATACAACTTAAACAATTAATCACTCCTTTATGTAAAACAAAATTATAATAAGCATGAAATGGTTTTCGTAAAAAGTAAAGACCTATTATAATGTCTCAGAC